GTCATAGCGACCAGGCGGTTGTATACGTCGGGGTTTGCGGCGTGAAACAGTGCGAAGTTCTGGGCGTGGCTCTGGGCGATGCTCATTTGGCGGCCCTCGCTGAATGCCGGGCCGGGTCGCAAATGGCGAGGCGTTTATCCGTCCATAGATTGAGCGCGTCGTTTACCCGTTTGCGCGTTTTGTTTGCGTCGGCCAATTGTTGTTCATACAGCGAAACGAGGTTTAAATAAGCCAGCTCAAGATCGGGCAGGGATTTGCTTGGCTCAGAAATAGGCGGGGCACATACTACGTGCTCGTAAGTTGCCATCTCTGGCCGGGTGAATTTTCTAAGCCAGGGCTGCGGCTTTCGTAGTTTGGGGATGATAGGAGGCATGGGGGTGTTCCTCTTTATTTATGTTTCGTTTAACTATAATAAAGAGTTGTTTTTAAAATTCAAGTATTAATTTTACTTTATTTTGGGCAAAAAAAACCCGCTATTTGCGGGCTGGTTTGATGGCCCTATTGATTAGGGCCATTCTACTTTCAGTCGATGGCTAGGACTTGGCGTGCTTTTTGCGCCAGCGTTCGGCCAGCGTTTTCAGTTCATCAACCCGGTCGGCCCCCTTGAAACAAGCAATTTGTCGTCGGTGCGCCTTACAATTTGCCGCATTCAACCGCCAAAATGATGCTAATCAAATCGGTGCGTCACGCTGACAACCTTGCCGACGATCTCAAAATCTACCAGCGGCGGGTATAGGCTGTTTTCAGCGATCAGGTGGGGGGTGCCCGTGCCCAGGTCCAGGCGGCGAATAACAACCTTGCCGCTGGCATTGGCTGCGACCAGCTCACCCGGTTCGACCTCAGTGTGCGCGGTGTCGATTTCTAGGGTGTCGCCGATGCACAGGTCAGGCATCATTGATTTATCGGTTATATCGACAACCAATAAGTCGGCATTGACTGGTTCGGGTGCAGGGGGCGGCTCACTGCCCGCAATAATATCCTCGACGTTTACGCCTAGATAGTCGGCGACATATTGTGCGCGCAAATAGGGCACGCCAGTTGCGAGCCAATTACTCGCCGCTGCCGCACTCACGCCGCAATGTGCTGCTAATTTTTTGCCGGTTACGCGCTGGCCGCGCATGATCTTTTTTAAACGGGCACCCGGTGGGGTGGTTGGTTTTTTCATTGTGGAGCCTAAAATCAGGCCTTCCGTGGTGGGTGAATGGGGTACTCATTGTCAACGATACACCTTTCTAATAATAAAGATACCTTTTATTAACCTTATTAGGGTAAAGTCAACGGGTTGATTTTTACTAATTTTGATTGATTAGAGGTATTTGAATGAGTCCCACATCCCCAATGCAGCAAATCGGTGCCAAATTAGTCGAAAAGGGCGTGTCCATTGTGCCCATTGCGCCCCGCGAGAAATACCCCGCCCGCTGGGACGGTGCCTGGCACCCCTTGAAAGAGTGGGACAAATACGGCAAGCGGCTGCCCAGTGACAGCGACCTCGATGCCTGGGAGTTATGGCCGGGCTGCGGGGTGGGGGTTCTACCTGGCGCATTGTCGGGCATTGTAGTGGTCGACATCGACACCGACGACCCCGCAATGATTGCGGCCATTGAGTCGATTACACCGCCATCGATAGTCCGAAAACGCGGGTCGATTGGGTACAGCGGCTTTTATAGGTACTCAGGCGAGCAGACCCGCCGTTTTAATGTCGTGCTCGACGGCCAGACCAGCCGCGTGGTTGACCTATTAAGTGGGGGCACACAATGCGTCATACCGCCATCGCAGCACCCCAGTGGTGATTTTTACGAATGGCTGACCCCCTTTACGCTTGATGATACCGACCTGGCCGAGCTGCCGACACTGCCCGACAATTATGCCGATTTATTGGTCGAGGTGCTGGCCCCCTGGTCAGGCGATACCAATGCCGCACCGGGCGGGGGTGATCTGGGCGAGGAGGTCGTCGAATACGATATATCTGAATCAGAATTTCGGGAGCTTGCCAGCGCGCTTGGCAAAATACCGCACAAAGACTACCAGCATTACATCAATGTCGGCATGTGTTTACGTGAAATCGGTTTTCAGGGATTGCGCCTCTGGGATGCCTGGGCAAAAGACGACCCCAAATACTACGAACCCGACAACCCAGAAGATTACATATCCAAAAAATTCTATGGTTTCAAATGCGTGGCTGGCGGCCTGACGCATGGCACGATTTTTAAAATGGCAAAAGCCGAAGGATGGGAGCCAACGCCGCTGCCCGATTATGCCGCCGAGTTAGAGGCGGGCATGGCTGCAAAACGGCGTGTCAAAAAGACAGGCCTATATGCGACCCGGTTGGCCGACCTGGGCGAGTTTACCGCGCCTGATTGGGTGATACGCAAGCACATTACCGCCGACTCGCTGGGGATGCTGTACGGCCCCAGCGGGGTCGGCAAATCGTTTGCGGCTCTTGATATGGGTTTATCGGTTGCCAGTGGTCGACAGTGGCAGGGCAATGACGTTAAAAAAGGGCTTGTTTTATATGTCTGCGGTGAGGGCGAGCGCGGCATCAATACCCGCTGTAAAGCGTGGTGCAAGCACCATGATGTCGACCCCCAGGCGGTCGAGTTTCACATTACCAGCCAGCCGGTGCCATTGCTCGATGTCGTGCGGGTGCATGAGCTATTAACCGTCATCGATAATATGCCCGCCATTCCAGTGATGATAATCGTCGACACGTTAAACAGGAATTTCGGCGGGGGTGATGAAAATTCCACCAAAGATATGACCGGTTTTGTCGATGGCTTGGCCCGGCTGCAAAGTATGACCAGGGCGGCGATTTTTGTTGTTCACCATACTGGCAAAGGTGAGGCAGAAACGGCGCGGGGGAATAGTGCGCTGCGCGCTGCGATGGATACGGAAATGTCACTATTTCAAAAACCGGGCGAAATATTGCTCGAATGTACAAAGCAAAAAGATGCCGCAGAATTTCCCGCCATTGGGTTCAATATGGAAATTATTACGCTGGGCCATGATGACGAAGGCGAGGAAGTGACCAGTTGCGTGATGGTGCCCTCGGCAGCTACGAAGGGCGCGCAATTAGTGCAAGACCTGGCCGGGCACCGAGTGAATGAAACTGGCAACAGCGTGCGCGGTTTGGGTGGTAGCCAAAAGGTCGCGCTTGATGTGGTGCGCGCAAAGGTCAATAAACTACTGATTGCCAACCCTGGCAGCGGGTTTTTATCGATAGCGAAAAAAGACATGGCCGGTGATATGGAAAAGCGGCTCGGCAGAAAAGAGGCAACCCGAATGATTACGTCATTTTTATTGCCCAATGGAATTATAAAAGATTGTGAGGGGTTCAATTACGAAATAAGTCATGCCAAATTGATCGAATTTAGTGGTCTGGCATGATGGTTTTCAAGTTGGTAGATAGCCGACGTTAGGCGAAGTTTTATTTTTGCAAGTGTGCAAGTTTAATAAAATCGGTTAAACAAGTAAAACAAGTGTCAAAACAAGTTTATCCAGCAACGGCGGGGGTTGCACTGATAGTGCAAAACTTCTATCGGACTTGTTTTGCCATGCAGTTTTGACTTGTTTGGAAGGCGAAACAAGTTGTTTTTCTCTGGGCCATGATGACGAAGGCGAGGAAGTGACCAGTTGCGTGATGGTGCCCTCGGCAGCTACGAAGGGCGCGCAATTAGTGCAAGACCTGGCCGGGCACCGAGTGAATGAAACTGGCAACAGCGTGCGCGGTTTGGGTGGTAGCCAAAAGGTCGCGCTTGATGTGGTGCGCGCAAAGGTCAATAAACTACTGATTGCCAACCCTGGCAGCGGGTTTTTATCGATAGCGAAAAAAGACATGGCCGGTGATATGGAAAAGCGGCTCGGCAGAAAAGAGGCAACCCGAATGATTACGTCGTTTTTATTGCCTAATGGAATTATAAAAGATTGTGAGGGGTTCAATTACGAAATAAGTCATGCCAAATTGATCGAATTTAGTGGTCTGGCATGATGGTTTTTAAGTTGGGAGATAGCCGACGTTCGGCGAAGTTTTATTTTTGCAAGTGTGCAAGTTTAATAAAATCGGTAAAACAAGTACAAACAAGTACAAACAAGTGGAATCCAGCAACGGCAGGGGTTGCACTGATAGTGCAAAACTTCTATCAGACTTCTTTTGCCATGAAGTTTTGACTTGTTTTGAAGGCAAAACAAGTTGTTTTTCCTTTTTTATTTTTAAAACCAGTGATAGCAAGGGTTTGCGGGCTAGGCAAAACAAGTCAAAAGAAGTACAAAACAAATACCAGCAGAATGGCGTGGTTTGGGGGGTATTGGTTTGTACCAATCCCCCCACCGCGCCAAGCCGGGCACGTTAGATGAAGTTAGAAGTTGTTAATAGAAGTTAGGAGTTTGCCGAATGCTTGACGCTGGACTGAGTGAAGAAACCGACCAAATTCTGTTTGTGAATTGGGTGCATAGGGAATACCCCGCAGCCTGGCCGTGGTTACACCATTCGCCAAACGGCAAACGGCGCACAAAAGCCGAGGGCGCGAAATTGAAGCTAATGGGGGTGCGGGCCGGTTTTCCTGATTTGTATCTGGCTTGGCCGCTGGGACACTATCGCGGCCTGGTGATCGAGATGAAACTGGGCAAAGGCAAAGCGACACCAGCCCAAAAAGAATGGCTCGCGCATTTCAAAAAGTGTGGATACGTCGCCGAGGTGCTTACATTGTCAGCAGCGAAAAAGACGTTTACCGATTACATGGAGTGTCAGATTTGATATTACCGCCCGAATGCTGTGGCAAAAAAATGGTCAAATCCGGTTTTTCTGAATCTAAAAACCAACGATTTGAATGCTCTGCGTGCGGCTTTAGAACAACCGGCAACGATGATATTGCGCTGGGCTATGACCCAGAAATAACAAAAGCCAACGCCGCAGCATTGCGGGCAGCTATAAAGGGCGGGGCCAAACGTTTTGTCATCACCAGCGCGCAAAACAATACCCGCATCAATAGTGATTTTTTGCAGTCTTTAGAGAAATACTGCAAGCACTGGGGGTGCCCCCTGGTCGTTATACCTGTCAGTTATAAGAACCCCAGCGCATACACAGGGTCGGCTCAGTTTAAAAAGGCCTGGCACCCGTCAGTCGAGCCATATTTGATCGATGAAAATATCAGTATCGGCGGGGGTGTTGAGATTGCGGCAGATACAAAGATCGCAGCAACGGCAGTCAACCCCCTGGCGGGCATGAATGCGGTCGGGGGTGCGCGTTGGCAGATCATCGGGCACGCTCAGGTCGGCATGGAACCCGTTGCAGCACCGGCAACAATGCGGCCAAAGCGCGTTTATTCAACCGGGGCAATCACGCACAAAAATTACAGCCGTTCAAAGGCGGGCAAAATTGCAGAATTTCACCATACCGCTGCGGCCCTGGTCGTCGAGGTGTCAGGGCGCAACGCTTTTGTGAGGCAGTTGGGATGGGGTAGCGGGTGCTTTTATGACCTAGCCGGTGGAAAATTGACCAAATACACCCCCATCGGCACATTAAAGGGCAAACCGGCCCTAGCATTAACGACCGGCGATGAGCACGTAAAATTTCACGACAAAGCCGTGCGGCGGGCAACATACGGCCCGGCGGGAATAGCGGCGGTTTGCCGCCCGATGTATCTGGTGCGGCATGATGTGCTCGACGGGTACGCTGGGAGCCACCACCACAAAAACGACCCGCTGACGCAGTTTAAAAAACGCACAACCGGGGCCGATTGTTACCGGGCAGAGCTTAACCAGGTGGTTGATTTTATCAACGACACAACACCCCCAGGGGCCACAAACATCATGGTCGATAGCAACCATCACGACCATTTGCAGCAATTTTTAAACAGCGCAAACGCCAACACAGACCACACGAATGCGGTATTTATTGCCGAGATGCAAGCGGCCCAGCGGTTGGCGATATTGAAGGGCGACGACCCCAAACCGTTGATGCTGTTTTGCGCCGGTAAGATAAAAGCCGACACATTATGGCTGGGCCGGTCAAAACCGTTTGTGGTGGCGGGGGTGGATTATTCACAGCATGGCGATGTTGGTGTTAATGGCACCAGAGGCAGCGCGGCAGGGCTTGCAAAGACGACGTATAAGATGGTGATAGGGCACAGTCACACCCCGCGAATCAATAAAGGCGTTTTTCAGGTCGGAAAATCAGCGACCCGGCTGGAATATGAGCGAGGGCTGCAAACCCAGGGGCAAACGCATTGCGTGCAGTACAGCAACGGCAAGCGCACCCTGGTCGATATATTCAATGGTAAATGGAGGGCTTAAAATGTCAGTGATTCAAATGCCCAAAAAATCCAGCCATGAAGAAATGAAAAAAGCACTCGCAGACGTTGCCGAGCTGGTCGATGTAATGGCACCCGATAGCGGCCTTTTTATTGTCGTTTATGACGGGGCCGAGCCGTGCCTGGTGGCAGTGGCGAATCTGGATGTGCCCGAATTGATTGCCAGCGCGTTTGCAGTGGCAACGCAGCAAGTGCCCATTTTAATGGGCGAGGAGAATTTCGATTTCGATGCGTAAATTGGCGCAGAAAGTGTCGGGCACTGGTCGAGGCTATATGATTCAGGGCCAAACGCACCGCAAAAAAGGCAAAGGTCATTGATTTTGGAAAAAATAGGGGCAAACATTCAGGGTGACGGGACAGGCAATTTTATGATGCTCACCGGCACCAGTTTTTCATGGTTTTTTTTTGGTATTGAGTGGATTGACGACCATAGTGGATTTTTCATCGCTCTGGCGGCGATGATTTCAACGCTGGTGACGATTTGGGGCGCATTCAAAGCCAACGGTGCGCGATCTGACAAACATGAATGAATTGGCCGCGCAATTAGTCGAAAAACACGAAGGGCGACGGCGGTTTGCCTACAAATGCACTTTGGGAAAACTCACAATCGGGGTCGGGCACAATCTTGAGGCGAAACCATTGCCCGACAGTGTTATTGATTTGCTTTTTAATTGCGATCTCGAAGATGCCGAAAGCGATGCCCGGCAATACGCCTATTTTGACCGGCTCAACGAGCAACGCCAGGCGGCTATGATCGACATGAGTTTTCAGCTAGGAAAAACCCGACTGGCCCAATTTAAAAAGATGCACGCCGCGCTCAATGTCGGTGATTTCAAAGGGGCATCGCGTGAGTGCCTAGATTCGCTTTATGCGACACAAACGCCCAGCCGGGCACAACGTATCGCGCATATTATCAGACGCGGGGTGATGGCATGAGTATTGCTTCGGATATTGTCGGCACCCTGGTCGCGCCAGTCACCAGCCTATTATCGGAGTTTATAACCGACAAGGATAAACAGGCCGAGATTGCATACAAAATCGCAACGATGGCCGAGCAAAACGCGCACCTCCAGGTTATCGCGCAGCTAGAAATTAACAAGGCCGAGGCATCGAGCGAGTCAGTATTTAAAGGTGGCTGGCGACCCGCGTGCGGTTGGATTTGTGCAATGGCGTTGATGGTCAATTTTATCGCCGTTCCAATGTTTGGCGGGGTGATTGAGGCCTATACGCCGATCATTATGGAGCCGCTAGATATGTCGACAATGATGCCATTATTGTTAGGTATGCTGGGATTGACCGGCGTGCGTACACTGGAAAAAACGAAAGGAGTGGCCGCAAAGTGAGCGACGATTACAAAGGCAAAAACGGGCTATCCCGTGACATTGCAAAAATGCGCTATGAGTACCGCGAGGTATACAAGCCAGCAATGAAACAACCGTGGGCTGATTTTAAGGCCGCCCCGATACTGGGGAAGTTTCACGAATTGACGAATCTACACGTTGAGTCAGCAAGGGCCGCACCGTATCTGTGGGGCCATGTAACGATGATTTCAATGGTGCTAAACATGATCGCAGTCGGTGCGCTGGCGTTTTTCGCCGCGACTAATTAAAGGGAACCAGGCAATGAATTACACAAAAACAGGTGTCGCAACAATCTATGTGCGCGGGCATTTACCCGTTCGCATATCGGCAGAGTCAGCCAGCAACGTCGGCACGCTATCGTTCAAAGCCAAGCCAGTGGGATTGGATACATTCCAAACGCTGACCGGGCTGGCGATAGACTTTACCGCCCCAGCGCAGGTCGACATCGATGCCGGTTATTTTGTCATTGAGATCACCCCCACCGACGTGGCTACCGCATACGATGTCAGCATTGTTCAGGCCGGTGGGCAGCTACCAGCGGGAACAACCGGGCAGTCTTTAAAGTATGGCGCGGCAGCATGGGAAGGCACCAGCAATGTCGAGCACACCGCAACGGGCATTGATTTAAAAGGCAGTAAAGGTGGCGTGATGCAAGCCGCAGTTGTAGCAACAGGAACGGCGGCGGGCGCATACGGCCAGCTAAACTTTGACGGCGCGCAGAGGATAGCCGCAAGCGCAAGCGGCGTGGTTAGCGGTGGCAAATTTATGCTGACACCCGCAGGAGTAGCAGGTCAGACGGTCGGTCTACAGGCCAACAGCGCGACAAACAGCGGAACGCTATCGAATAATATATCGTTTTATGCAAGCAACACGGCTACATCGCAGGGCCACATACAAACGGCCAACGCGACGATGCCAGCATTTGCCGCACCATCCGATCGAAGGTTAAAGGATAACATTGTCACCATATCACCGGCTGATTCAATGGCTTTGATTGATGGCGTGCGTGTCGTTGATTTTGATATATACGAGCATATATGGTGGCAGAGCGACGAAAGCGCGCCGTTAGGCCGAAGCCGTGGTGTGATCGCGCAAGAGTATCAAACGCAATTCCCTGATGGTGTCACTCGGTCGCTTGATGATAACCAGCAAGATGACCCCAATGGTTTATTATCTGTTGCGGCAGTCCATGACTGGGATTTACTTAATGCGGTTAAATACTTAAAGACAGAGGTCGACACATTAAAGGCGCAAGTCGCAGCACTGGAAGGTGCGTCGAATCCTTAGAGAAGCAACCGCCGAGCTGATAGAGCGATACAGTGACGATGTGCATCGATGGCTCGAAGAAATAGCAACACCCGAATGCCCTGCGGTTCACATTGCCGCAAATCTAAAGAGGGCAAGGTTGTCGATGTGGTTCTGCTATACCGGCAACGGTCGGCTGATCGGTATTGTCTTAGTTGGTCAAACGAGTAACGGCGTGCTGACGTTTTTCGGTGCCGCCGGGGATGTGATGAATGAGTGGGCAACGCTTGACGCTGATTTCGTTGCGCTGGCAAAAGCCAAAGGGTGTGGCAGCTACGAATTCAGAGGTCGGCGCGGGTTCTTGCGAACCTTTAAACAGTTCGGAATGCGCGAGAAATACACAGTTATGGAGCGCGTGATTGATGCCTAACAAGCCATTCCTACCATGCCGAAAGATCATGTGCGGCGCACTGGTGCGCGGCGGTGGCTGGTGTGACAAGCACGCAGACCAGCGCAGCGGGTGGGAGCGTTCGCACAACGGGCGCACAGCGGCACAGCGTGGCTATGGCAGAGAGTGGCGAAGGTTACGCACGGCGGTCATGCAACGCGACCGGGCACTCTGTCAGGCGCATTTGACAGGTGGTCGATATGTTGCGGCCCAGGCGGTCGACCATATCGTGCCGAAGTCGGCGGGCGGGACTGATGACGCTGCCAACCTTCAAGCACTCTGCCATCAATGCCATGCAATCAAAACATCGAAGGAAGGAGCCGGGGCCAGGGGGAGGGGGGTTAAATCTCTACGGCCCCGCGCCAGTATACCGGTAGGGTAGTCACATTTTTATACATGCAAAATTAGAGTAAAGGGTACTGACAGTTTTACCGCCAATAAAAAAAGGAGAATCAAAAAAATGACAGCGGGAAGAAAACCAATACCGACAAATTTAAAAATAGTTAAGGGAACAGCGCAACCGTGCCGCATAATGAAAGACGAAGCCAAGCCCAAAGCCGACGCGGTGCGAATGCCGCCCGGCCTTTCCAATGATGCAAAAAAACAGTGGAAACTTGTTGCCAAACAATTGACCGCTGCGGGGTTACTGACAAACCTGGACACGTTCGCACTGGCAATGTACTGCGAGGTATATGGCCGCTGGTCATACGCTAATGACCAGATAAAAGAAAACGGCCCCATTGTTACCGCCCCGTCTGGCTACCCGGTTCAGTCACCATTTTTACAAATTGCAAATAAGTCGTTTGACCAGATGACAAAAATGCTCACCGAGTTTGGGATGACCCCCAGCAGCCGCACAAAAGTATCGGGCAACCCTGAGCCAGACGACGATTACGGCGACCCCCTTGCATGATGGCACCGGTTGATCGCTGCGCCAGGTATATTGACGCAGTTATAAGCGGCGAGATACTGGCGTGCCGGTATGTAAAGCTAGCGTGCGAGCGTCAGGTGCGCGACCTGGGCAGGGCTGGTGATGATGATTTCCCTTATTTTTTCGATGAAACGAAAGGCAACCGGGTGTGCCTTTTCATTGAGGGGCTATCCCACATCAAGGGCAAGTGGGCGGGCAGCCTGATTGCCCTGGAGGATTGGCAGTGTTTCGTTTTGTGCGTGGCGTTTGGCTGGGTTAATGAAGAAGGCAACCGCCGATACCGCACAACGTATGGCGAGGTGCCCCGCAAAAATGCTAAGTCAACACTCACCAGCGGGGTGGGCCTTTATATGTTGGCCGCTGATGGCGAGGGCGGGGCCGAATGTTACAGCGCGGCAACGACCCGCGACCAGGCAAAAATTGTCTGGCAAGATGCTTGGCGCATGGCGAAGGGTGCCAAGTGGTTGCAGCAACCAAAATACGGGGTGGAAACATCGGCCCGGTCGATCTACTGCGAGAAAAGTTCTTCACTATTCCAGCCATTATCCAGCGAGGGCAATAGCCTGGACGGGTTAAATATCCATTTTGCGGGGGTTGATGAGCTACACGCGCACAAAACCCGCGAGGTTTTTGACGTTTTGGAGACTGGAACGGGGGCCAGGGCGCAGTCAATGCTGTGGCTTATAACAACCAGCGGCTCCAATTTGGCCGGTATATGCTACGAACAGCGCGAGTACCTGGTCAAAATCCTGGAAGGCGTGGCAGTCGATGAGACATATTTCGGCTTTATCTACACTATCGACGAGGGCGACGACTGGGCTGACCCGGCAACGCACCAGAAAGCCAACCCAAATTGGGGCGTGTCGGTTTTCCCCGATGACGTTGCCAGGCTATGCCGCAAGGCAATGGAAATGCCCAGCGCGCAAAATAATTTTTTGACCAAGCGGCTGAATGTCTGGTGCAACGCCGATACAGCCTGGATGAATATGACCAAGTGGCACGCCGCCGCAGATCACACCCTCGATATTGATGATTTCATTGGGCAGCCCTGCAAGCTGGGACTGGATTTGGCGAGCAAAACAGACATCGCAGCCAAGGCGTATCTGTTTGAGCGCGACGGTCATTACTATTATTTTGGCGAGTATTATCTGCCAGAGGAAACCATCGAAAACGGGAACAATGCCAGCTATAAAGGGTGGTTGATCGACGGCCATTTGACCGAAACATTTGGCGCGGTGATCGATCATGCTGAGATTAAACAGGGCATTATTGACGACCATAGCCGGTTCGATGTGCAGGAAGTGTCGTTCGACCCGTGGAATGCAACAATGCTGTCATCGGCCCTAATGGACGAGGGCTGCGTCATGGTTGAAATACGCGCAACGGTGCAAAATTTCAGCGAGCCAATGAAATGGCTTGAGGCGTTAATTTTAGATGGTCGGTTCCACCATACCGGGTGCCCGGTTATGACCTGGATGGTGTCAAATACTGTGGCGCATCTCGATAAAAAGGAAAATATCTATCCCAATAAATCGCGGCCTGAAAATAAAATTGACGGCGTGATTGCGCTGTTAATGGCCCTCAATAGGTATATAAATATTGAAAACGAAAACAGTCTTAACAACGCATATGCCGAGCGAGGCATAAGGACGCTATGAGTATCTTTGCTCGCTTTAATCCATTTGCAAAAAAAGACGATGAGCCAGAGGCCCAGAAGTCTACGCTTTCACCAGAGGATTTAAATAGTCTAATGGTCGGGGGCGGTTCTTCTGATTCGTCGGCCAGGGTTACAGCGAAGACGGCCATGCAGTTCTCGACGGTCTACGCTTGCATCAAAGTCCTGGCCGAGTCAGTGGGGCAGTTGCCGCTTAAAGTTTACCAGCGCACAGCCGAGGGCCGCGAGCATTTGGGCGATTCTGATTTGCAAAAATTACTACGCAAACCAAACCCCCGGCAGACCGGCCAAGAATTTTTTGAAATGGCGGTGATGCTTTTAAAGTTGAAAGGCAATTTTTATGCGCTGATACAGCAAGGGGTCGGTGGTAATATCATCGAGTTACTGCCATACCCTGCCGATACTGTAGAGCCAAAACTGCGCGAGAATGGCGACCTTGTTTACCATGTAACGTATAACGGCGGCACATCGGACATTGTCGAGCCCGACAAGATATTGCACATCAAAGGGCCATCGCTCGATAGCCTGGTCGGGATGTCGGACATTGACCAGGCGCGCAACGCCATCGGCCTGGGCATGAGTACCGAGAAGCATGGCAGCGTGCTATTCAAAAACGGCGCACGGCCCCAGGGTGTACTCAGTACCGACCAGATCATAAAAGATGAAACCTATGACCGCATACGCGAATCATGGAACGACCGGCACGAAGGCGTTGAGAATGCACACCGCACGGCAATCCTAGAGGCCGGGCTGAAATACCAACCAATGACAATGACCAACGGCGAGGCGCAATTTTTAGAAACGCGCAAATACCAGCGGTCGGAAATATGCGGTATTTTTAGGGTGCCCCCCCACAAGATTGGTGATCTATCGAATGCCACATTTTCAAACATAGAGCACCAAAGCCAGGAGTTTGTCACCGATAGTTTGATGCCAATATTGACGCGCATAGAGTCACGCATTACGGAGTTTATGCTGGGCAATTCGCCCGGTAATGCTGACATATTTGTAAAGTTTGACGTTCGCGCGATGTTGCGCGGTGATATGGCTGCCAGGGGCGAGTTTTATACCAAACTGCAAATGGTCGGCGCATTGTCGCCCAATGATGTGCGGCGGCTGGAAGATATGAACCCGCGCGAGGGCGGTGATATTTACCTCACCCCCGCCAATATGCTGATCGATGGAGAATCTGCAAATGGAAACAATGAAGAAACTGGCTAAACCTTTCGAGGTCAAAAGCATTGAAGCCGATGGCACGTTTATCGGATATGGCAGCGTATTTGGCAATACCGACAGTTATGGCGATGTCGTCGAAAAGGGCGCATTTAAAGAGTCATTAAGCAAAGCAAACAGCAGCGGCAAGATGCCCGTAATGCTCTGGCAGCATAAACACGACGAGCCAATAGGGGTCTGGACGGAAATGGCGGAAGACGATCATGGCTTGCTAGTGAAGGGCAAACTATTGATCGACGACGACCCCCTCGCCAAGCGCGCGTATGCACACCTCAAGGCAGGAAGTGTCAGGGGGTTATCCATAGGCTACAGTGTCCCAAAAGGCGGCGGCGAGTGGGATGACGAGGCCGGGGTGTACCGTTTAAAAAATGTGAAATTGTGGGAAACGAGCCTGGTGACATTCCCGGCAAACGAAGCGGCCCAGGTCGAAACTGTAAAGGCCGCCGACTTTATCCATGATATTCGAGAGTGCGAGATTTTCCTGCGTGATGCAGGGTTTAGCAGATCACAGGCCAAATCGTTGCTGGCTTCTGGTTTTAAAGGGTTGAACGTTCAGCGTGACGCTGAAAGCGAAACCGATGATGAAGAAGCAGCAGCGGGATTAATAAACGATTTTTTAAACCAAAATTTTAAATAGGCAGATGATTATGTCAGAAGTTAAAGAAGCCCTTCAAACAATGGGCGAGAAATTAGATGAGATGCGTAAAGCAAACGACATCGCCCTCGAAGCCCGCGCCAGCAATGAGCGCGTGAGCGAAGCCGAATCCAAGTTAGAGCTGGCCGAAAAAAGCCTGAATGCAATGGGTCAGGTTGTCGACGAGCTGCAAAAGCAGGAAGCACGCCGCAAGACTGGCGCGGCCCTCAATGCTGACGGCTCAAGCGAAGCAATCGAGGCGCACAAAAGCGCGCTGATGGGCTTTATCCGCAAGGGCAACGACCAGGGGCTTGAAGAATTAGAGCGCAAGGCCGTGAATCTGGGCGTTGATGCCGACGGCGGTTTTGCTTTGACTGATGAAATGGACACATCCATCGGTGAGCTGGTGCGAGATGCCAACCCGATGCGCGGATTGTGCAACGTCATCCAGGTCGGAAACGAAACCTACAGCAAGTTGTTCAACCAGGGCGGCACCGCATCTGGTTGGGTTGGCGAAGAAGCAGCACGGCCAACAACTGCAACGAGCACGCTGGCAAAAGTTTCGCCATCATTTGGCGAGATTTATGCAAACCCCGCCGTCACACAGAAAGCCCTCGATGATATGTTTTTCGATGCGGCTGGCTGGATGACTAGCGAAGTGGCCGAGGATTTCGCCCAGGCTGAAAACCTGGCGTTCACCAGCGGCAACGGCACCAATAAGCCCAAAGGTTTGCTGGCGTACACTTTCGCGGCTTCTCCGACTTTCGGCCAGATCAAGAAAATCAGCAGCACTGTATCGGTCAGTTTTGGTGCTGACGATTTCATCTCTCTGGTTCACGCCATCAAGCAGGGTTATCGCACCCCGCGCGCTGCGTTCGTGATGAATGATCTAAGCGTGTCAGTTGCCCGAAAGTTGAAAGACGGCCAGGGTAATTACATTTGGAGCCAGGGCTATCAAGCGGGCGAAGCCAGCAGCATTTTGGGTTATCAAGTCGTTGAGAATCACGATATGCCTGACCTGGCGGCTGGTGCAAATGCGGTATTGTTTGGCGATTTCAACCGCGCCTATACAATCGCTGATGTTCGCGGCACGCGCATTCTGCGTGACCCGTACACCAACAAGCCATACGTGCATTTTTACGTTACCAAGCGAGTTGGTGGTGGCTTGATGGATAGCGCGGCCATCGTGTCGTTGCAGCCTATCGCCTAATAATGGCGTTTCATGGCTGTTTATTAACAGCCAAATCTGACCGGGGGCCATTGTGCCCCCTTTCTCAGTATCAGGATTCAGGGAATAAAAAAATGCTTTTAACATTTATTAAAAATTACGCATTTTCACC